CCTCACCTCCACTGCGGCGTCAACGTCGAGAACCTGTGGGGCAAGGGCAAGGAGTTGAAGCACGGGAACAACTACTCCGTGTCCGGCATCCCGACGATCCGAAAGCAGTTCCAAGACCACTAGGATTCGTCACCGCGAGAGCTTTGGCCGTGGGCTGTAGCAGGGATCCCGAACTGGAAACGGCCACCTCCGACCCGGCAGTCATCCTTGAGGGATGCTTGCCTTCGCCTGGGGTGCAGCCAACGACGCCATCACCGCGATCCTCGTCATCGCGGTGGGTGCCGTCCTGCGCGGGATCTGGTCGTTGCAGCAGAGGATCGCTCGCCTGGAGGGGTTGGACGAGATGCGGGAGCGGGTACTGAGCCTCGACCGGGACACCGGGAGTGACATCCGACCCTCCCGTGATCATCCGTATGACCAAGAAAGGGAGTCCTGATGCCACCACTGACCGCAGCCAAGGAACGAAGCTCGATCCTCAAGCTCCCCGCTGGGCTCCGCACCGACGCGCTGAACAAACTCAGCGCGAACGCGAACGCTCCCGGCGGCTGCAAGCGTCAGAACGGTGGGCGCGGCAAGCAGGGCAAGGGGAACATCCGCAACGCGCTCGGGATCTACCTGATCGAGTCCACCTTCACGGCGTCGCTGGCGGCGTCGGTGGGTGGGGCCACCCCGGCCACGATCACCATCGAGTCGGGGACGCCGGGGACGACGGCCATCGCCACTGACGAGCTTGACCCGGTGACGTGGGCCGGGGCCGGTACGAGAAGCCTCACCGTCGCGATCAACACGACGGAGGTTCTCGGCAACGCGAAGCTGGCAGTGGCATGAGCGAGATCCTCTGCCCCGACTGCGAGGTGCGTCAGGCGAACCTGGGCGATCCGTCCTTCGCCCGCTGGATCGGGCCCGACGGCGGCAAGTACTGCTCGCTCCACTTCATCCAGCGCTTCGGCCACGGCGAGCCCCTGGTGCGGATCGAGGGCTATGAGCCCCCGGAGAAGCGGAAGGCACCGGCTCCGAAGAAGGCACCGGCCGCGAAGCCGAAGCCGAAGTCCGAGGTCTCTGCCTGATGCCCTGCGCCGCGCTCGCGCGGGGAACCAGGGCACCCGTCGCGAACCCGCCCTGGACGACTCCCGCGGCCCAGGCGATGCCGTTCGCGGACGCGATCAACAACTCGCCCTGCGGACGCAAGCTCGTCACCTCGGTGAACGGGGTCAACACCACCGCGGCGAGCCTCTGCATCTTCCACTGGATGATGGCGAACGGCCAGCAGGCGCTCACCGGGGCCGTCGTTCAGGAGCCGTAGGTGCCGCTGTTCACGGTGCTGAACCCGAGCGACGCGCAGGTCGCCGGAACGGGCGGGCCGTATGCCGCCTTCTCGCGCAAGGACGGCGTGAACCTGAACAACAATCAGGCTGGCGCTCTCGTTGGTAGCGGGCTCGTCGTGATGCCGAACAACGGGGGAGGGGCAAGAGCGGCGTTCGCTCTCCTCGCCGCCCTCACCCCCGGTCTCACCACGCCGTCCCAGCGCGAGGTCTACCGGCTCAAGGCTGGGCAGCAGGAGTGGCAGGCTCTGCTGCGCCTTCTTCGCTCGGTGGACTGACCTGCTCGTAGGTCGCGTCGAAGATCTCGGGCTTGACCGGGTAGACCTCTCCCGCGATCCCTTTCACGATCCAGTCGCGGAGGTTCGCCATCATCGTCCCCTCGCGTGTCTCGATCAGGATGTTGTCCCCCGAGAAGATCATCGAGTTCGGCCCCAGGGGGCTGATCTCCTCCTCGTTGTCGCCCATCCACTGGACGGCCTCGATCACGATGGGCTTCTTGACGTACTCGGTCATGGATCCTCCTAGAGACACCAGTGGCAACCGTCGAGGCCAACGTACCGCATGTACCCGGCGGTGATCGCCTGCCCCATCGGGTGCGTCCATGAGTTGGTCGACTCGTCGACGATGAAGCCTCGGGCTCGGAGATCGGCGTAGGCCCGGTCGTTGTAGGCGTAGTAGGTGGACGACATGAACTGCATCCAGCCGCCCGCGCCCGAGCCCTGGTGGTTCATCACGAAGCCGCCGTGCCCACCCTCGCGGCGGGAGATGTAGAGCAGCCAGTCGGAGGTGCCGGGGTAGGCTCGTTGTACTAGGGCAACGGCGGTAGTCCAGTCGCCCGTGGTCGGGATCGTCCGCTCGCGCAGCTTCACCTGACAGGTGGTGTGGCGTCGAGTCCAGCGGTCGAGAACCCACGTCCGAAACGGGATCGAGGGTGGTAGAGACCAGCGGCTGTACTGGGTCTCGTAGCGGCTCAGGTCGAGCCTGTCCTGGCAGGCCCAGGTCTTGGCGCGAACGTCAGCGATCCTCTTGCCGAGGACTTTCAGGGTGGACTGCTGGGCTCTCTCGCTCATCACTGGCGGCTTCGCCGTAGCAGTTGGGACGAGCAACGCTGCAAGAACCGTGGCAAGGGCTAAGATCCGAAGCATCGGGTCACCTCCGATAGTCGGACGAGGGCCGGGGAGATCCATCGAGGCACCAGATGCGTAGCGGCGGCGGGAACCTCAAAGGCTCCCCGGCTCACGTCTGTGTGGGTTCGGCGTAGTCTAGCCCTGATGACCACGCTCGACATGACCGCCGAGCAGCGCGAGATCTTTGAGTACGGCCAGCAGCGCTTCGCGATGCTGACGGCCGAGCGCGAGGCCGCGATCAAGGATCCCCGCTTCTTCCTCCGTCACTGCTCCGCGACCGACTCGCGCACGGGCGAGGAGTTCAGCTTCGACTTCGGGCCCGACTCGGGCTGGGCGTGGCAGGGCGACGTTCTCCAGGACTTCATGGATCACCAGATCACGCTGGCCCTGAAGGCCCGCCAGCTTGGGATCTCCTGGATCGCCATCGGCTACGCGCTCTGGAAGGTGCTGGCGACGCCGGGGACGAAGGCGCTGGCGGTCTCGATCAACGAGACCGAGGCGTCGGTGCTGATCGGCCGCGCCTGGGATCTGTTTGAGTCGCTGCCCGAGCATCTGAAGATGGACGTCGAGGTGCTGCGGCCGACGAAGGGGAGGCCGACGACGCAGATCGTCCTCCAGTTCCCCGACGGCAAGATCTCCTCCATCGTCGCGATGCCGTCGACGCCGAAGGCGGGCCACGGGCAGGTCGCCACCCTCGTCATCCTCGACGAACACGCCCGCCACCAGTTCGCAGAAGAGGGGTGGAAGGCGTTCATCCCCGTCGTCGCTGACGGCGGTCAGATCATCGTCGTCAGCACCGCTAACGGGATCGGCGGCACCTTCTACGACCTCTGGATGAACGCCGACGACCGGGGTGTCCACACGATCTTCCTGCCCTGGAACCGGCATCCCGCGCGCGACGAGAAGTGGTACGCCCGTGTCGCCAAGGCGCTCCCCGAGGCTGACCGCGCCGAGCAGTATCCGCTCACCCCCGCCGACGCCTTCCTCGGCACGGCCGGATGCTGGTTCGACATCGAGGCGCTCTCCTTCTACGGCGAGAACCTCCGAACCCCCGAGTTCCGCTTCAACTTCGTCGTCGCCTCCGACGGCAAGAAGGCGGTGGTGAGCAAGCGCAAGGACGGCTGGATCAAGCTCTGGACGCACCCGGTGCAGGGGCGCGAGTACGGGATCGGGGCGGACATCGCGACCGGCCGCGGGATGGACTACTCCTGCGCCTACGTCATCGACTTCACGAACGGCGAGTTGGTCGCGGAGATCCACTGCAAGATCGACCCTGACCTGTTCGCGGAGCAGCTTCACTTCCTGGGCCGGATGTTCAACACCGCCCGGATCGCGCCCGAGATGGGCGGCGGCTACGGCGAGCCCGTCGTCCTCTCGCTGCGGGACGGACGCAAGGGCCGTCCTCCCTACCCGAAGCTGTACCGGCATCGGATCGAGGACAGGCCCGACTTCAAGCAGCACGTCACCTACGGCTTCCCGATCACGAACAAGACCCGGCCCCAGATCATCAACCAAGCGGAGCAGTGGATCCGCGAGCGTTCGCTGCCTCACATGCCGCTGGAGTTGGTGCTGGAGTGTAAGACGTTCGTGCGTCAGGACGTGAACCCGAGCCCGCGCGCGGCGTCCGGCGCGAACGACGACCGGGTGCTGGCGCTCTGCCTCTCGCTGGAGCTATACCGGATCTACGGCTACCACGCCCGCGACTCCAGGAAGTCGAACCGGCGTCGAAAGAAGTATCGTGCGACCTATGAGTGGGAGTGAGTCGTCCTGGCTCTCCCCTACGATCAGGCTGATCTCTACCTGAGGAGCCGACCGTGAGCCAGATGATGGATCCAACGATGATGGGTGGCCCACCCCCGGAGGCTCCACCGGAAGCTCCGATGGGCCCGCCTCCCGAGATGGGTGGTGGCGCACCTCCTCCGGACATGGGTGGCGGCGGCGGTCTTCCGCCCGAGTTGATGGCCGCGCTCGGAGGCGGCGGTGGTTCCAACTCGCAGGACATGCTGGCCGAGGGGCCGATGGCCGGTCAGGAGACCGAGTCCGCCGACGAGGAGCAGACCGACGATCCGCTCTCCCTCGTCCGCGACGCCATCGCGCTGCTGCGCCAAGCGGGTGACGCGGAGCCGGATGACCAGCGCTCCCACGCCATCGACAAGGTGCAGGCGGATCTCCAGAAGATCCTCGCGACGGAGTCGCAGAAGACGGACAAGCTCCGAGCCGCTCTCGGGGGCTAGGTGGCAACCGACACCAAGGAAGAGCTTCGCGACCCGTATGAGCCGACGCTCTCCTACTCGGACGCGCTCTCGATGGTCGTCGCGGCGCAGGAGCAGGCCGAGTTGTTCTCGACCTCCTACGTCGACAAGGTCGAGCGCCGCTACCGCGCCTACCGGGGGATGGCCGAGCTTCGCACCGACCCCGAGGACGAGTGGCGCTCCAACCTGACGACGCCGTACATCCTCCAGACCATCGAGGGGATGATCGCCACCATGCTCGACCCCTCACCGCTCTGGAACGTGACGCCGCGGCCCCATCCGTTTGAGCCCCTTGAGGTGATCATGGCGCGGCTCGGGGCCGGGGAGATCGCGAGTCAGGCGCTCCAGTGGGCGATGGACAACGACGACTTCGCGCTCAAGCAGCGCCCCTTCATGCAGCAGGATCTGGTGGCCGGGAAGACGGTCGCCAAGATCGGCTGGAAGACGAAGAAGACCCGCCGGATGGTGCTGACCCCCGTCGAGGCGCGCGTCCTCGACGAGTACGGAACCGTCCTCGACTCGTTCCCCTCGCATGAGGAGGAGTTGAAAGAGGTCACCACCTTCGACGGCCCGACGATGGAGGTGCGGGACGTCCGCGACTTCTTCCGGCCCGAGTCAGCGACCTCCGTCGACGACGCCGCCTGGATCATCGACAGGACGTGGCAGACGTTCGACTCGCTGAAGGCGAAGGAGCGGGCGGGGCTCTACCGCGACGTCGACAAGGTGAAGGAGTCGCAGAACCTCGCGCAGGCGACCGGCTACAACGACCGCGAGCAGATGCTCCGCAACCAGGATCGCACCAAGGGGCTGATCGAGGTGCTGGAGTACTGGACGGACGAGCGCGTGATCACCGTCGCCGCCCGCAAGGTCGTCCTCTCCGACATCCCGAACCCCTACCGGCACGGACGGAAGCCGTTCGTCGTCTGCTCCGCGATGCCGGACGCCTTCCAGATGGACGGGATCTCGGTCGTCGAGGCGCTCGGCCAGATCCAGCAGATGTTGTGGACGGTGCAGAACCAAGCCATCGACGCGCTCCGTCTGAACGGCAACCCGATCACGCTGATCCGCTCCGACGTCGACGACATGGACTCCTACGAGTTCCACCCTGGAGCCCAGTGGCAGGTCGAGGATCCGGGTCAGGTGACCCAGCTTCCCATCGACCCGAACGTGGGCTCGATCTCGATCCAGCGGGAGCAGTTGATCAAGGGAGACCTCCAGAACATCATGGGCGGTCTTCCGATGGCGGGCGGGGTGTCCTCGGGCACCATCGACCAGCAGACGGCGACGGGGATGTCGATCATCACCTCCATCGCCCAGAAGATCATCCAGGCCCGCAAGCAACACTTCTCCTGGGCCTACGAGCAGATCGGGGAGCAGTTCCTCCAGGTGATGGGGCAGATGATGCGCGGCGACCGCGCCATCTCGGTGATGGGCAAGGAAGGGAACCGACGCCTGTTGCTGCTGTCACCCCTCGACATCCAGGGCGACTTCGACGTCAAGATCAAGGTGATGGACGACTCGATGATGCGGCAGGAGAAGCGCCAGGAGGAGCAGGCGAAGCTCCAGACCGCCGTCAACACCTCGCAGGTTCTCCCTCTGAACTTGAAGGCGTTCATGGAGGACTTCCTCAAGAGCTACGGGGTGCAGGACACCGAGAAGTACTTCGCCCACGCGCCTGGGACGGCAGGGGCAGCCGCTGGACAGTCCCCAACTCCCCCCGGTGGCATGGCCTCTCCACCCTCCCCTGGAGGAGGGTCAGCGCCCCCCGTCCCAGGGAACCCCGGAGGGATGACGGCTCCTCCGGGGGGCGGTCTCTCGATGACGCCCGACAACTTCGCGAAGGGCCAGATGGCTCAGGCCGGGAGAACGCAGTAGCCTAGAGGGATGGACAGGCAGGAGCGGGAGGCGTGGATGCGTCGCAAGGCAGCCCTCGCGGCTCTCCCCAAGCACCCTTCCTGGCCCACCTACATCGCGGAGCATGAGCGCGAGATCGCGGACATCGAGAGGCGGATGGCCCGGATGTTGCGGGGCCACGCGGCGGTCGACCAGCGTCAGATCGACTTCTGGCGAGGGCAACTGTCGATCCTCCTCTGGCAACTGAGGATGCCGAACCTCGCGGAACACAACCTGATTCGGTTCCTGCGTTCGCAGGGTGTCGAAGTGGAAGAGGAGGAGGAGATGGTCGATGTCTGAGGCCGCAGACGCCGAGCGGGCAGTGGAGGACTTCTTCAACGAGGAGATCTTCGGAGCGAAGCCCGAGGCAGACAAGGAAGCACCGTTCCCCGTCGAGGCTCCACCTGAGCCCAAGCCGGTAGCGGAGGTTGCAGTCGACACGCCGCCCGAGCCCGAGGATCCCGAGGAGGGGACAGAGGAGGGGACAGAAGAGACCCCCGATAGCGAGGAAGTCGCCCCTGAGCAGGGAGAAGTCGAGCCCGAGGAAGGGACAGCGGAGGCGTCCGAGGAGGAGTACCTCACCTGGGCCAAGAAGCAGTACGGCGACGACCTCGACCCCGACAAGCTGGCGCGCGCCGCCTGGGAGAAGGAGAAGCTGCTCGGGCAGAAGTCCGAGTCCGAGAAGCGGCTCCAGAAGGAGGCGCAGGATCGCGAGATCGAGCAGCGGCTGGAGTTCCTCAACACGCCCGGTGTCCTCACCGACGAGGAGGACGCCTGGATCGACGAGGCCGTCACCTCCGCTGACCCCGCTGCTGCGGCCGACGCGCTCCTGACCGAGGGGCGGGCAGACCTCTACGGTGCCTTCATCGGCCGCTGGCTTCAGCAGGGCGATGCCGAGGCGCGGCAGGCGCTCCAGCATCGTGACCGGGTGATGCAGTGGGTCTCGACGCCGCAGCCGACGGAGCAGGAGTCGTACACCGCGGCGCTCGGGCAGACGTTCGTGTCGCTCGGGCTCGACATCGAAACGATGGGGCCGAAGATCCTCCAGAAGGCAGAGGAGCTTGGGGTCAACCACCCCTCGGTGCAGGGGATGATGTCCCAGGATCCCGACGTCCGCCGGATCGCCACCCGCTCCGTCTACGACCTCGCGACCCAGGGCACCACAGTCGTCCAGAAGGCGAAGCAGGACGACGTGGTGGCCCAGCGGGTGCAGGAGGAGCAGCTTCGTCAGGGCGCGGCTGCGATCAGTAACGGCGGGGCTCGCCCGGTCGAGCAGAAGAAGGGCGGCTTCTGGGACGAGTTCGACAAGGAGATCGAAGAGCGCGGCTGGGACGGCAAGCGCCCGTCCTACGGCCGAGGCGAGTAGACAGGCGTCCGCGGGCTGGTCTAGTATCCGGGCCAGCCCGCATGACCACCGCCGAGGCGGCACGGTCGGGTGCATAGCGAGTCCCCGAGGAACCGCCGAGGCGGTACTCCCGATGGAGACCGAGTCAAGTCAACGCTCGATACCAGGGAGAGAGATGGCGGACATCGCCGTAGGACAGTTCGTCCAGACCGAGGAGTTCCTCGCGGACGAGAAGGTTGTCGACATGGATCCGAAGATGCGGAAGCTGGATCCGGACTCGACGCAGTTCACCACGATGACCCAGAAGACCACGAACCGCGTGGCGACACGCGAGAAGGTCAACTGGCTGGAGGAGCAGTACGTCAACACGGTCATCACCACGACGGCGGGCTACACGGCCGGTGCGGTGACGGTGGTCGTGTCGGCCGCGGACGGCGCGTCCGTCCAGGCCCAGGACGTCCTCCGCAACATGCGGACAGGCGAGGCGATGCTGGTCACCGCCAACGCCGCGGGCTCACTGACGGTCGTGCCGTCGTGGGGCAACATGCCCGCCGCATCTGTCGCAGGCAACTCGGGCGACAAGCTGCTGATCGTCGGGGACGCGCAGAAGCAGGGCGCGGACATCCCGGCCATGAAGTACAGCCAGCGGGTGCTGGGCTTCAACTACACCCAGATCCACCGCACAAGCTGGGTGTTCTCGGGCACGGCGACCGCCATCGAGTTGTACGGCGGACGCGAGCCCGCGAAGGAGGCCGCGCGCAAGCTGGTCGAACACAAGCGGAAGCTGGAGGCCAACGGCTTCTACGGCGCTCGCGACTTCGTCAACGTCATCGCAGGCGGCAACGACGACGTCACGGGTTCGGCGGGTGGGCTCTACGAGTTCATCCAGACGAACAAGCAGAACGTGGCAGGCGAACTGACGTCGGACTTCCTCGACCAGTTCCTCGCCACCGTGCTGGCGAAGGGCTCCAACGACAAGGTGATCTACACGGGCACCATCGGCGCGTACTACATCTCCCGCTTCAACCGAAGCGGTCAGGGCGCGTTCTGGAAGCCGTCGGACGAGACCGTCCACGGCGTCAAGGTTGATGGCTTCCTGTCCGGCGTCTTCGGGACGCTGGTGCCTGTCGTGGTCAAGAAGGAGTGGTCGAACTACCCGTCAGGTGCGAACGGGTTCAACGGCAACCTCTTCGTCGTCGACATCTCCAACGTCGAGCGTCGGCCGCTGCGCGACCGCGACACGAAGCTCCTGACGAACCGTCAGAGCCCCGGCCAGGATCGCGTCGCGGCCGAGTATCTGACCGAGTCAAGCTGGACGGTCGCCCAGGAGCGGACGCACGGTCTGCTCACCGGCATCGCGTAGGTCGTAACATCGGGGGGGAAGGGGTCACGGCCTTGAGCCCTGACCCCCCCGATACCTATCGAGGCCAGGAGGAACGATGCGAGCGATCAGCCAGTACGGCGAGTACGGGATCCAGATCCAGATCCAGAAGCAGCAGGGGATGGGGGACGGCTCGATCCGGATCACGCAGGAGCCGATCTACGCCAAGTTCAAGCCCGCCGCAGACGCTGCGATCTACGAGGTCGAGATCGAGCGGGCCCACAAGACGTTCGCCTTCCGGGGGCGCTACCAGCACATCGACGAGGCGACACCGGCCGACATCCTCTACCGGCTCTCCGTCTTCGACACCGAAGACCAGGGCTACGACGAGGACACCAAGGCGCTCGTCGAGGCGCGGCTGGTCGAACTGGAGCCGCTCAACGACGACTTCTTCATCGCTACCGAGAAGCCGCTCGACGCTCCCTACCCGTCCTGGGACACCTCGGAGCAGCCTGCCTTCAAGCTCGTCGCGGGGCTCGTCGAGATGGGCTTCGACCTTCAGGACGCCCTCTCCTACGAGCGGGTCTTCGGCCCGCGGCGCGAGGACGTGATCGAGGCGCTGGAGGCCGTGATCGCTGACCGGGCCCAGGACGTCGAGACCATCTCGGCATGAGCTACCTCGACGGGCTGATCATTGACATCGACGAGGGGGAGCGCTCGCGGGTGCGTCATCTTGCAGGGGGCCGGGTGGCATACGAGCCGAAGATCACCTTCACCCGCGAGGGGTTTGAGTGGCTTCGGCTCGGCCACCTCTGCATCCAGTGTTTCGCTGACCTGCGCCCGCAGGGAGCCTTCCCCGAGAACTGCGGGACGTGTGGCTTCCCCGTCAAGGAGCTTCAGTTGATCCAGCTTGGGCACCACGACGTAGGCGAAGAGCATGTGGGCTCGCGGCTCTCCCTGTCCGACGAGATGTCTAGGCTCGGGGATCTATGGCTACCCGAAAGCTGACACCCGGCTCGGTCTACGACGGCCCCCGCTCGATCCAGACCATCGACGGCGTCACCGCCCACTTCGCGGAGACCAAGGGCGGGCCCGTCCGGCTGGTCGATCACGATGGGGAGATGAGAGTGGCCTCGGACGACGACCCGGTACAGGAGCCGCTGAACATCGTCGAGCTTGAGGTCGACGAGATCCACGGCCAGACTTCAACGGAGGCGTGACATGGACGCAGTCTTTCAGCCCGTGACGTTCGCTCCAGTCCGCCTTCACCCCGGCGCGGCTGCCGAGCTTCTGAGGGATCCGCTCAAGGACGCGGATCTTCCTCGCGAGATGTTGAAGCGGCTCAAGAAGCGCTTCGACCTGCTCCTGATGGCCTCGGGGAAGTCGAACTACTTCTCCGAGAAGCTCCGCAACGAGGTGCTGGGCGCGGTCGCCTTCGCGGCACCGGGCACCGTCTACTTCGGGCTCTGGACGACGGCGGCGGGGACGAACATGTCCGGCTACGTCGGCAACACCGCGGGCGAGGTGACGGGCGGATCCTACGACCGCGTGTCGAAGGTCAACAACACCACGAACTTCGCCTCGATCACGGGCATGGCCGCGAAGGTCAACTCGACGGCGATCACCTGGGTGACGGCCACCGCCAACTGGAACGCCTCCGCGGTGATCCCGCAGCTTGCAGTCTTCGACGGCAACCTGAAGACCGCTGCCGACAACCTGCTTCTCTGGGGCGACTTCACCACGGCGAAGGCTGTCCTCTCGGGCGACACGGCGCAGATCAACGTCGGAGCGTTCTCCTACACGGACACCTAGCCCGTGCCGTCAGTCGTCGGACAAGCGTCCGCGGCGGCAACATCCGTTGCGATCCCGGCCCACGCTGCCGGTGATCTGATCATCGTGTCGGCGCGGGGTACCGTCGCGCCGTCGGTTCCCGCGGCAGGCGGCACCGTCCCCTCCTGGCAGACGCTCCAGTCCGCGGCCCAGTTCTCGGTCGGGCTCACCGTCGTCAGCTTCGTCGCCACGGGCTCGACGACGACGACCGGCGCGTTCACGAACGCGACCCACGTCTGCGTCCTCGTCCTCCGTCCAGGGGCTCTTCAGAAGCTCCAGACCTCGGCCGCTCGATCCTCCGTCGGCGGGGCCAACAACACCCAGACCATCGTCTACCCGGCGCTGACCCTGATCCGCACCGACGGCACCTCGTTCGGGGTGCGAGTCGGCACCAGGGGCGTGGCGATCACGGCAGTCGGGACGCCGCCGACAGGGTGGACGAACCAGTCGATCCAGCCTGCCGGGGCGTCGGCCCTGATGAGCGTCCACACCCGGCTCGCGCTCGCTGCCAACCCGGCGGCAGACTCGGTCACGGTCACCTCTTCCAACTCGGGCTACCGGGCGGTGACGGTCGAGGTCGAGGAGATCTCGTCGATCATCGACTTCGCCTGCACCGTCGCGAGGGCCGCGAGCGTTGCGCCTGCGCTGGGCCGGATCCTCTCCCCTGTTGCTTCGGTGGCAGGAGCGGCGGCGGTCAGCGTCGACACCACGATCATCCCGCCCACCATCGTTTCGCTGGCGATCCTGCTCCAGACGAACCAGCCCTACGCCGGGGAACACACGGTCGG